GTCACCATCGGCATCAAGGATAATGTCTCCCGATACGTCTAGAGTATAGTTACCTGTTACAGCAACGGTATTGGTAGTACCTAAGCTGTATTGAAAACGAGTGGTATTAACACTATCTTTGAAGAAGATATCCCCACCGTCTGCAGCAAGTATAATATCACCTGTTGCATCGAACAATACATTACCAGTAGAATATACAGACAAACTGCCTGTTGATGTCATGGTCTGACCACCACCAGTCAAATTATAACTGATAGCATCGGCACCATTCTTTTGCATCTTGATTGTGCCATAATTGGTGTCAAGGAAGATCTCATCTTCAGCGTCTATCTTGCAATGCGAAGTCGCATTGATATCGAAGTCACCCGTAATCTCCATCGATGGAGTTGCATCTAGACTCCATTGGATACGAGTAGAACTGTCATTCTTGAAGTAGATATCACTTGACCCACCAGCATCCAATATGATATCATTGGTTGCATCTACAAAGAAATCGTTGTTAGTAGATACCTTGACATCATTACCTGCATCTAGCTGGATGTCGGTACCAGAGTTTTGATTTGTACTAATCAGAAGTCGAGCTTGAGTTTCGCCTGTAGCTCCAGTAGGATATAAAATCTCACCAGAAGATGCATCAAAGACATTTTCAATTTCATTGATTGCCTGAACAACATCACTATCACCATAGGTGGTTAGACTGGCAGGATCACCAATGTTATATGAAACAGTGTTTAAATTGTCTCTTAGAATCTTAAACGAATCGCTTAGTTTTGTAAACGGTCTGGCCATCTATAGTTTCTCTACTATTTGGGAAAGTAAGGACTTGATATCGCTCATGTCTTTCTCAAGACTTTCCACCTTATCTTTCAGATTTTTTTCTTGTTGGTTTTTCATTTGACGAATACGTTTTTGTTCACGTAACTTATTCACTTCATCTCTATTTATAAACAAAATAGCACCCGTATCTGGATCTCTCGCCAGATCGGGTTCATCTTTCACAGGTTGTAACTTTTTCAAATCCATATTATATCGCCAGTGCAATTACCCTCAAGTCACGGAAACTTGGAACTCTTGCTGAGTTTGTTGATCTCATAACAATCTTCAACTGGAACTTCGTGAACGGTTCTAGCGCTCCTCCATCTCCACCGATCAGATAACGATATTCAGAGAATATATTAACGTTAGTATTCGGGGAGGGACTTGTCTGAGGAGTAACTATCGTCCAACCCTTTCTATTCAAAGGATCACCCTCTTGTGCGGTTCGATAGTACAACTGGAAGTCTGCTTCTGGAGGACGGTTTGCCGCCAACATTATTTTCAAACCAACAGCGTCAGTTGCTAATGTAACTTCCCGAGTAACATGCTTTGCTGATTCCGTTCCATACTTAAAGTTAGTTTCTGGAATGTATGTCAAAGGTGCATGGAAACCAGTAGAAGATACACTAGCCTGTCTGGAAATCATATAATGGAATGTGTTAACCGTAGACTCACCAATGTTTATCACTGGAGAGATGTATGGGTTAGCACTTCGTAACACAACTTCAAAATCAAGTGACCTGTTTCCACTAAGAGACGCCACTTCGTTTCTTCGGTTGTAAATTGCCTTTGGTTGAGAGAAATAGTTTCTCTTATTGTTCTCTATGATAGAGTAGTTGGTGTCTTTCACATATCGTGTTTGAGCACCAGCCAAAGCCTGTTGAGATGTTGTCTTAGCGTTAACCGTAACGACAGTATCATCAAAGGTGGTTATATCCAACTCTGGACGAAGCGCTTCGAAGTTAAGGTTTCTTGAGGAAGTAACACTTGTTCCTCCAAACCATTTGCGTGAAGTAGCACTATCATCTGCAATGAAAGTGTAACTAGTGTTGTCGTAACCAACAACTGTACGTACACCAACAACAGATGCACCAGTCAACCCATTACCAAAGTTAGTAGCGGAATCGATTCCACGAATCCAAGCTTTATCACCTGTTCGTAAACCATGTCCACGCATCATAACACGAACAACATTAGATCCAGAGTCTACTACGAAAGGATCTTTATGAAGTGATTTAGGTGGAAGGTTAACATTGTGGAGATATGCCCTACCCGCACTTGCAAATTTAGCAATCTTGATTCGATAAGCCAAGTCAACATTGCTGGCAGGTTCCCAAGTTCTACTGTTCTGAGACTTGAAGAAAGAACCCAAAGTAGGTTGTTGTGCAATGAACGCTTCATTTGAGTTAAGTTGATTTTCTCCAACAGTCGCAACATAAACGTTGTAGTTAGGATCGTTTCTTTCTGGAATCAGTACGATTGCATAGTCTGTTCCACCCGAAAGGTAAACAGGTTCACGGAAAGTAAATGTTGTTCCGTTTTGCAACATAGTCTTGTTGTTAGATCCTGAAGGAACCAGATTTACCTGAGATGCACTCAAACGAACTGTAGCTATTGCAAGACTAGAGTGTGGAACACCGTTCACTGTTGGACGAAGTTCCATTCGCACACCAGCTTCACCTTTACTAGCAAAGAACACTTCAATAGAAGTCACGAATCGACCTTCTTGTTCTGGAACCTCAAAGGTTTGTGCTACTGGATCATAATAAACCCTACCAGTATCGTCACCATTGAATGAAGACATTGCCCTACCAATAATATAACTCAAAGACTCTGCAACGTCCCCTTCAGCGGGTGCGGTCTGAGTTACATCGGCAGTATCTTTCTCTGCACTTGAGTTTCCTCCGGCTGGAGTGTCAGTATCAGAACTATGATCTTCTACATAAGTTGTTGCGCTTGCATCAACATATCTGAACCTATCATCGGCAGTTGTGTACTCCCTGTTGTCAGTGGTGTCGGTTGACAACGCTGATATTTGTTGTGCTTCTTTACTGGAACTAGAAAGAATGACATTACCATCTTCATCATAAGAGGGATAGAAACTAATTCCGCCGCCTCCAGAAGATCCACCAGTTTGATTACCTCCACTAGTAGTTGTACTTTCTGTACCAATAATTTTTAGAGTTCTTGTATAAGTAACATCCTGAGTCTTTTTAGTCAGTTGTCCAGATGCTTCATACATTCCTCTCGCAAAAGAAAGAGAACGACCAAGATCTCTTGCGTTAGTATCTAACAATATAAATTCTTTTATGCCAGTAGCGAATCGCATCACATTGTTATTTGGTATTTCGAAAGAACCTTCAACAACACCATCATTATTAGCGATTAAGTTGGACTTTCCTTCACTGTGTTCATTAGTTATCGAAGCAGCACCGTTCTGGTCATTGTTTCCTGCAGCTTCTTGAGTGTTAAGGGTATTAACGTCCTTGAAAGTTTCTTCTCTACAGAAATTACTTACATTCACATTGTCAAAGAATGGGAAGTATTGAGTGTTTGGACGTAAACCAGTCGCCTTGAACAATACTTTTCTAGAACGCATCCAAGGAATGACAATGGTTTGAACAACGTTTGTTCCAATAACGTCTCGTATAGTAGATTCACTGGCAACACGGTTAACTGTAGTTGTAGTGCGTGTAATCTGGTTTCTATCATCATTACCACTACTTCCGCCATTTTCAAACTCGTTTATAAGATCAATAAAAGAATCTTTAATAGAACTTGTATCAACTGAAGTGCTTCCGAGTTCATATATTGGCCAAAGATCTGCTAGTCCATTAAAGTCAAAATCTATAGAAGTAGAAGATGTTGAATACCAAGCTCCACCATCACCAGAATTATCGGTTAAAGCGGAAATTCCATCACTGGCGGCATCAATAGCTGTTCGTAAGAATCCAGTTGTACCCCCTTTGGTTGCAACGGTAGTACCACCCGCTGATACAGAGACAGTACTTCCATCTTCATACCAGTAGTAGGCATCCTCGACAGGTGGTAACATCCCGCTAAGTTGTTCATGACCAAATCCTAAACCATCATCATCTTTATCGTCTGGAAGGTCAAAAATTGGAAAATCATAACTAAAGGTTGTCGAAAATGAACTGGTATCGCCGACTTCTAAAGTGCTTGGATCCACACCGAACCAACTATTTTGAGAACTGTTCCAGTTTTTTGCATCCGTAAGATCTAAAACAGTACTTTCGTTAAGAACATTCTCACCAACAATTTCCACATCATAGAAACGATCTACCGATGGAGAAAGTTCCAAGTCGCCTATAATTTGAGGAACAAAGAAAGGCGATAAGTTTTCTGTATTAGAAGCAAGTTCTTGAGCCTGATACACCAAACTATTATAGTTGAGAGTGACCAAATCACCACTAATCGTGGTTGTGTTTGCGGCTTCTGCGGAATCGAAATAAACGTCAATAGCGTCTTCTAACTTGTCTGGAAATAGACCACCATCAACGTTATCGATTGATGCTCTATATTCAGGACTTGAAGCTGCCGAAAACTTATGATCCTTGAAACTGTCAACAAAGAAACCAGACTTAGTTCTATCAAGACCATTAGAGTCTAACACAGACAAGAACTTTGTATTCAACTCAAGAAGAGAAAGAGTGGTCATTTCTTCAAGACGATCAATACGATCTTCTAATGCTCCAATCTCTTTCATTGTGTATCCCCTACGAGGAATAAGGGTATACTTCATGTCTTGAGAGTTCAAGGTATTTGGATTCAACTTGATGTTGTACAGATCCATTTCATCTGCACGAACAGTTGGGTACTTGGGATTTAAACTAGAAATTCCCTTCAGGTACTTGAGTTCAGAGTTCTTCGTGATTACTAACTTATCTTTTCGTGGTAAGTAATACTCTGCCTTAGTTTGAACCGTATCGGTAGGAACAGGAAGAGGCGGTATAGTAGTAAAGTTTCCAGAACCGTCAGTCGAAGGACGGAAGTCAAGGAAGTCTCTAAGGTTAACTTGAATCGTATTGGTTTTCAAGGCAGGTATTTTGTTATAGTCTACCTCACCGTCATAAGAGTTTACAGCGTAGAACTGACCCGTGACAGAAGGAGCAAAATACTTAAACCTTGCAAATACTGGTTGATTTGCACTGTCAAGACCACCACCAGTCCAAACTAATCGACCATCCCCAACAAAACCTTCACGTCCACCATCATCAAATAGGAAGTGAGGAAATACGTCCGTTCCATCCGAATCTACTGTCGTTATTCGTGACACGCTATAGATGTCAGACTTACCAAGGTTCAGATACCGAACACCATTTCCGTCTGAATCCATGACAGAAGAAACAGTAGTTTCGGTAAGAGTCTTGGTCTTAACACTTGCGTTAGTCTTTGATACAAAAGAAAGTACTTCATATCGCCGACCATTCGTTAATCCTGTAATAGAAATCTGTTTGTTTCCGCCTGTGATAGAAGGAGTAGCAGAAGGATCAACAAAAGAAGTTGAACTAGACACAACAATATCATTTTCGTTTACAAAGGTTTCGCCAGCATCAGTCAGCGTAAGAGTATGACTAGTTCCAGAAGCAGTGAACTCATACTTCTTCATAAAAGTATAAGAGACTTCAGTAAATGACTTAGGTCTTACAATAGGAGTTCTAGTCAACAGTCCATTTGATTTTGGTTCATGAAGAATGGTTTTATTTAAAAGAGTTGGATGAGTTGCACTATCCAACAAAACAAGACGAATCTTGTCACCATTTGCAGCTTCAATTCTTTTTACGTCTTGTAAAGAATAGTTGTAGTTAGTTCTCTTGATATTGAACAGGTGTGCCTTATAAGTAGGATTCGTTTGGTAAGTATATTTTCCAACTCTTCGGCGGTTATATCCTTCGGTAATTGCACGAATATTTGCAGTACCAATTATATTTCCAGCACCACTATCAAAACTGTCATAAAGAGTGACGCTCTCAGCAGTATCAACATCCAACATACCTTTTCCACTATCAAAGTAATAGTAGTTTCCGTAGTTGATGCCAATCTGTTCGTCTTCGTCAACAAAAGTATCGGTTGCCTTTGGAATGATTAGTGTCCAAGGCGCTAAAGTTTCAAGTCGGCGTCCGTTAAGATAGGCAATACCAGGCTCAACCTTCATTCGAAGAGTTGAAGTCGAATTGTCTCCGTTCGGAGAAACCCGCAACTTCCAGTACTTCTTAATAAAGTCGCCGTGAATTTCTTTGATTCGATGATTGACAAGAGTTTCTACTTGATCTTGAGATGCAATAGAAGTCATGGTGTGGACTAACAGTCCAGCTCTTACTCGACAGAAATAAACAAAGGTATCTCCAGTTTCAATGTCTTGTCTTCGGGTTAATACAAGTCGTATACGATATCGATCTGCTCCAGGCGAAGAACGATTTGGAGTTATGTTTTGGTTGTCATAAAGAGCATCCGTATCAGAAACCGTTACGATGTCTTGTACAATTTTAAATCCAATATCCGCACTTTTGTCTTTTTGGTACTTTGACAAAAATATAGTTTGCTTTGGTGCAAAGACAAAGTGTCCCTGAGCATAAAACTCACTTGCTCCAATAGAGATAGTACTACCATAACCGACTGCTGGGTTTGCAATAGTGTTAGTGGTCTGAACAGTAAGACTGATCGCACCGCCATTTGATAATACTTCGCCAGGCGTTACCTTTGATGCAGAAGTTTTGGTTTCGGTTGCGGGATCAATAGTATTGGTATCATCCAAGTACTGAACATACAATGTATCTGGATCAGTAAATCCATCTGCGTTTAATTCAGAAGCGACAGCCTTGTGAATACGAACCTTGATACCAGATGCGCCAGTAAGAATAACGTTTTCTAATGCAGTGACATCATCAAAAGAATTGTTTGCGTCATTAGAAATCTTAATGAAAGGGTAGGCATTGTTAATAGAAACACCACCAGCTTTAGTGGGTACACCGTCCTTTCCGTAGATGTTGTCTGCAAACCTTTTGATCTCTTTCTGAATGATGGTTTGCATCTGAGTGAGTTCTCTCGCCTGCAGTGCTCTACCAGCATTGAACAAGATACGTGAATAGTTATCACTATCTGTATGATCGTCCTTATACGTTGATCTAAAAGTTTGTTCAGTAAAATTAATTGGCATCTCTTAAATCCTAGATAGTAATTACAATTTTTAAGTCTTCGGTCTGATCAGCAGAACGTGTTACAGCAGAACGGTTATCAATATATAGGAGTTCTCCCGTATAAGGATTTACATCTGCAGAGTCTATTGATGAAATGGTTCCACTCAAAGATTCATTACCCACAATACTGATTTCTTCTCCAGTTTCAAAAGGTGTAAAACCAGTTGTTTCGTTTTGATGGAAGAAAAGACTATCTGAATCGTTGGTGTCGTCAATGATTGCTAGTGCACCAGATGTTCCTCCAAGTACTTGTCCTCTTTGAACCAGTGCCTTAGTGAATCCAACTCCGTCATGTACAATCTTTCTTACTGCTTGTGCAGAAGCGGATGTCAACAGAGTTCCTTCTGAACTATCAGTACGTGGATTACGTAACAACAGAACTTGTCGGAAGATTTCACTACCCAAGATAAAGTCATCATTCTCTCTTCCGTCTGGTTTAGTGTTAAGCATAACACCACTTGCTTTCAAATCAATAACTGGATTTGATCCCATACCTTTTGGATTGGGTACAATGATAGGACGTACAGTACATGAGTCACCGGTGCCATCAATAACAACATTTGCATAATCATAGTTTTGTCCAAAGTAAGACGCACCAGAATTACCAGCAGAATCTTCTTTTACTTTAACGTCTACAATAGTTTCACCTGCACGAACTGCGTATGCGGCCGCATTCTGTCCGTTACCTATAATAGAAACTGTTGGTGTAGAAGTATATCCAGATCCGCCATTAGTTACCTTGTAACCAACGATCTGACCTTTAACCGCATTGTTTTGTACAATCTCTTGTTGTAGATCTTCAGCAGGTGAATCCGAGTCAGTTGAAGCAACATATCTGACAGGCATAAACGCAGAAGACAAAAACTTATCTGCACGAAGTGCACCGATAGAATACAAGAACTTCCATGTATAACCATCCGAAGTGCGGAAAGGAGTACCAGTTGTATTACCAGTAGGTTCTACAGTAGACAACTGAGAAGTTCCGTCCTGTTTTTTACCCTGTTCTAGACAAATATAAATCTCGTTATTAGAGTTGATGATGTAGAATGGGTTCTCAGGAAAACCTACATCGTTGTCATCAAATGCAGAGTAGATAAGGTTAGCAACCCAAGAACGGCGAGGAATAACATAAGACAGATCTTCAATCAGTTTCATTGACTGTATAGAATGTCTTGCACGTCTTACCGAAAGTGCGTCATTGGTTGGAACCGTAGCGATATCAGAATCATTCCAGTCTTCGGATCTTCCAATCGCTGCGTAATATCTGACGTTATCTGAGTCGGCAAAATCGACCAGAATATCATCTAGAACTTGTTTTTTAAATTGATCAGTTATTACAGGCATTTATCTGTCCTACTTATTAAGAGATTATTCCGCCAGAACTATCGCCGTAAACGTTTACGGGATACCAAGCGTTAGATAACCAAATCAAAGTGATTGCTTGACCTTGGTCTAATGTTATTGTAGTACCACTATTTAAGTTACCAGCCGTTTCGGTGATAACATGAGTTCCCGAACCAGTTGCTACTATATATTTCAACTCTCCGTTCTGCGAAGTTGTTCCGCTGGTTAATGTATAAGCACCACCAGAACTCTGAGAAATATTCGTGACTGGAGAAACCGCATCTACTGCACCATTTGAAGAAAGTCCTTGTGTCTTCAATACTAGTTTAGAGTTGACTTGTACGCCACCATTACCAGTACCTTTCAATGATAGTGAACTATTTGCTTCACCCGCCGCTTCGACAATAGCGGGACTTCCAGTTGCAGCGTTTTGAACCTTGACATAGTTAACTGCAGAAGCGTTCTTACCAAACACCAAAAGTTCGTTACCCGAACTATCAAGTATTTCTGGATAGATAGTCGGTCTGCTTATGTTAGGTGACTTTAACGTCTTGTTCTTCAGAGTTGCGGTATGAGTGTTAAATGTAAACTCATCATTAGTAGACAACAATGGTAGAGTAATAGTTCTATCTGCAGCGAGTTCACTTACCGCAACAATGTATTGATGATCAGCACTTGTGTCGTTGATCTGAGGAGTAGTCAATACTGGACTTGTCAGAGTCTTGTTTGCAAGAGTCTGAGTTGCAGAGTCCATGACTAACTGACCCGAATAGTCGGGAATCCAGACGGCTCTATCTGCCGTAGGATCAACAACACTTAACCGAGTTTCAAAGTCATCAGCAGTAGTTCCTTCAAAGATAATACCCGAAGAATCAAAATTAATGAGAGGCAACAGAGTAGAACTATCACCCAACTTAGAATAGATCTCATCGAAATTCTGTTGGATTTTCAGTGCGGCAGTACGCAGGGTATCGCCTGTACCATCGTTAGCGATTGTGCCTCTATTTAATATTTGTTTAGTCATTATTGTTACCTAAAATTCTATGTCTTTATTTATACTAATAACCACGGTCTAATACTTCACGAAGAGTAATTTCGTCATCTGAATCACCTACGGGCAACTGAGAGATACCGTCAGAATCTAACAACTGTAGGTTATCACTGTCTACACGAGAAACCTGTGGGTTCCAAGTAAATATTTCTTGATCGATACTCTCTGTGCTAGAGATGTCGAATCCAGCATATGTTGATGTTCCATCTGAATCATCGTCTAATGTCGGTGAATCTGGTGTCAGATATTCAGCAACACTTGAGTACAAGTTATCAAGGTTCTCAAGGGTTAGATCTCCTACATCGCTGAGATCGTTGCCGCCTGGGTTTGGATAGTCGCTACTTGTACCTAAGTTAGTTCTGTACTTGATGGCATCACCTGTATCGGTTGTGTTGTTTATATCAAACAATGCAGTGTGTTGTGCAAATCCTGTTCCAACGAACAACGCCTCTCCTTCCAATACCACTGGAGCGAGAATAGCTTCGCCTGGATCGAACTGCAAATCTTCAAACCCAGCCTCACCCACAATCTGAGTAAGTCCACCGAGATACATTCCAGCAGGATGCACTAGTAATTTATATGGATCTCTCCACTGTGCAACCGATAGTTCAGATCGAATCTGAATCGCATAAGTTTGATATAGTTTGTTGTCAGTAAGATAACGTGCAGATTCAGCACCTATCTTAGAATCGTTCAATTTAAATATGTATTGTTTGGTATAAACAACGTCTGGTTCAATATCAAAGAATGTCTTGAAAAATTGTCGTATAGAATATCTAGTACCTTTCGCACGATACAAGTAACTGGAATATTTTACTGCAGTCCTTTTATCAGTAAATCCCTGAAAGTAGTTTTGACCAAGCAGAAAATCATCTTCGAAAAACTGAAGAAGAGCTAAATCAGTTTCAGTAATATCTCTTGTTTCGAAAAGATTATAGATGAACTGATTAAATGGAACATCTTCATTCTCAAACTCATAGTACGCTTTAAGAAAAGAAACAAACTTGGGATATTCTGACAAGATAAACGAAGGCAGGACAGTTTCAACTTGAGGCTCCCTCAAGTTAATGTCTCTTCGATTCGTGTCCTTTAAGGTTTTGTCAGAATGATGAGTTGTCATGGATTACCTAGTTCTTTGCAGATGTACGAATACCTTTAGCCACCAGTCGAGTATTATCGAAGTTCAAGATATACTCTCGTGAAGGCACAATAGCAGACTGGTTAGCAGGCGTACAACTTAATTTTATTTCTTTTGTTTCATCAGCCTTGAATCCTACCAATGAAATAGTTCCAGTGGCGGGGTTATAAGAACCCACATTGTCCAAAAGAACAGAATCAGAGTTGGTGTCAATAACTTGCAGTTTAAGTCCCTTTGTTAGAGTCACCTCAGCAGTTGATACTACTTGACCTGAAGCGTTAGGATTCAACACTTGTCGAGTAGTCAAACCAGTCGCAGTCGTTGTCTGAACATCAGAACTAATAACATTACCATAGATGTCATATTGAGTTTGACCAAGAGTCGTACTGAGTGTTGGTTTAATTAACTGGTTTCGAATCTTAGCATTATAAGGAGTTCCACCAATGGTCAATTTAAAGATCGAACTTTCGACAATCAAGTTTACATCGTCAGGTACAGCAATAGACTGCGGAAACGAAAAACTAAAGTTCTGTTCTACACCAGCAGAGGGAGTGAATCGTTGTTGCATCTTCACATCCATACGTGAAGATAAAATAGCGGCACTTACATCATCAATATCTGCTAACAAACCAGATCGTCTGAATGCTTGTCCAAAATTTCCTGTGTTCGCTGCAAAATAATTTGTCATCACGGTTCTTACTTGTTCTTGTAACGCATTGATCGACAGGTTAGTGTAGTCAGGATTGTACTGAAAGAAAACATTTGTTTCAACAAAGGTTGTAATAGGATCAGTAAACTCCAATCCAAAAGAAGCGATTGATAGTTGATCTACCAGTGTACGAATGTTGTTTTTTGTTTGATTCGCAATAGTTGTAGTCACGTCATCATTGAACTTGATAGACATGTAAGTGACACCATATTCGGGATTGATGTTGTCCTCTCCACCCCAAGCAATAATGTCTTTAATCAGAGATCCATAGTTGCGAAGAACCAAACTAGAGTAATCTGCATAAGTCACCATTCGATTCTGAGTTGCATATCGGAAAGGAGCATTACGCCGAATACTGTCTAAAGTCTCTTTATTTGAACCACCCACCGAACGGGACACAGTAGATACAATAGGAAGTCTTTCCAAACCAACACCACTAGGCGGTTCAGTGACTTCTACTGTGTTTACGGGATCGAACAATCGTGCACCGTTTGCAGCAGAACCTGCGACAGAAAGATACTCGACTGTGATTTTTGCTCCGGCTTTTGGTACTGCACCAAGTGTAGAACCATTACCAAATGTTAGTTCATAGTATCCGTTAGGTGCTTCTTTGAGAATATAAGCGGGAGTAGTTGCAGTGATATTACTTGCAGTTTCAAGATTGACATAGGTAGTGAAGTCCGTGGACGTAGCACTTTCAAAGATCTTTACTACAACAGTTTGTCGATCTAGGTTTTCGTCTGGAATAATGTAAAGTACCTCTTCGCCATCTTCACCTGCATAAAAGGTCTTTGTTTTTGCGATACCTTCATAGACAGGAATAGCGGTTGCACCATCCAAAGTCTGAAACTGGAAAAAGTTGTTTCCATCATTTATCGCTTCAATAAGTTCTTGTGTCTGAAACGTGTATGTTGCGTCATCTACAGAAGCAGTGAATCGATATCCTGAAGCTATCTGTAGAACTTCAGGCACATCGGCTTGTTCTAAACCAATGTTGAAAGATATGTTTAACGTGGCCTGAGCTGCAGTCTTAGACTGTGGAATATAACCTAGTGTTTCGGCATGTGATACAACAGAACTTCGAAGTTGTGCAGTACTCAAAAAGGATTCGTTCAAAGCAAAGTTTGCGGTCAATCCATTGATATGAGTATTATATGCAAGAACATCTAATATGTTAGATAAAGCAGACGCTTCAAAATCATAGTCTGCAAACTCTGATTGTCTTTTCAGATACGTCTTTAGATTGTTCTTTATCGATTGAAATTCTAAAGACGATGAATTGATAGTCGTTGCCATTATCGTAACCTATTCAGTCTGGTTGTGAACTCTACTTGATCAACAGAGTTAATCACTTGGAAAATTATTGTTATTTCTAGACTATTGTTGTCTGCGTCTAGATTGGTTTTTACTTGAACCGTTCTGGGATTAATCCTTGGTTCAAAAACACGAATGTTCTCACGAATCGCAAAGTTGATGTCTGAAACAGTTTGTTTGTCAGCCAACTCAAACAAATAACTCTGCATGTTTGCGCCAAAGTAAGGTGAGAAAGGTTTCTCTGTTCTGTTCGTCATCAACAACAGTTTCAATGCTTGTTTGACAGAAGCGAGAGACTCCTTCTTATACACATCACCAGCACCTTTTGCGGAGAAAGCAATATCTAAGTCCAGATATTCACGATTCGAAGATGCACGAACAGTAGTTCCTGTAAGATTTCCATCTTCTAAAGAGAATGCACGTGATGCCATTTTTATACCTTTGAATTATACTAGTTCTATTTATACTTCATTTAGAACTTCTACTAACTCATTAGTAGCTAAAAGTTGTCCATTATAACGAGTTTCTACATTCATTCCAAATTCTACTTCAAATGATTCGGGAATAACAGGGATTTCTATGGTCACTTGACCATGCAACTCTCCGTTAGGATTCCAGTTGTCATACTCTAGTATCAGTTTTTCGTAGTTAGCATAGTCTTTCCAGTACTCCGCAAGATCAAATACTCTTTCAAGATCTGCGGTTCCTTTTTCGTCTATCATTGTGTACCCAATTAGAAGTCCGTCTTGTTTCTTTAGGTTTTCATTTGCAACGTTTTCTAGTGGGCCACCTCTGTATACACCTTCAATTACAGAAAGTCTAACATCCTTAAAGAAGTCAGTTTTACCATTGATCATCCTAAACAACTCCGCATGTAAATAAAGATTACGTGCAAGTTGTTTGCGATTGTTTTGATCGTGTCGATACTTGTAAATCGTACTCAGACTGGCAGGATTTCCTCTTGTTCCCAGAAACTTCGAAATAGTCACGCCTGGAGCAAGTTTGGTTCCACTGTGAATGTGATCAATAAAGTTCGGATTGTATTTTTGATCTGGTACAATAATCATCTAAATCTCTTACCTCTGTTTGTAATAGAGTTGCCCAAAGCATTATAACCAAATCTAGGAGACACATCTTTCTTAGCAACACGTCCTATCTTCTTGGGAAGTGGTTTCTTCCAGTCCGAAGAAAGGAATCCAATAGAAACTAGTTTATCAACCAGTTTGGTTTCATCGGGGAACAACAACTCTCTATTATCAACATCACGTAGACTTGATCGAAGTTCCATCATAGTCGGAACCTTTTCAAACAGTCCCGCAAAGTCATCTCGTAAAAGAGTTGCTTCACGAATAGAATCACCACTGTCAATAGTGATTGTTTTAATCGACAAGTGTCCTTCGGTCAATATTGCAGTGACAGGATCAACGGTTATGATAGGTAAGTTCGGTAATTGATTCTCTTGTGATTCTGTTGCTAGGACAGCGGTCTGAGCCATATCACCAACCGCGGCCGCTTCAGTGTCAACACCAAGAATATGATAATCCGCAACATGAGCTGCCTTTGCATGTTCTGCCTTTTGTGCGACATTTGCATTGTAGGACTCTATCGCTTCAGACGCCTGTCCGTGGAAAGAACCATAGAAAGAAGCACCAGAAGTGAACGGAACCGCACCTTGAGGCCCCATATAAACTGGGCCCGTAAACTCTACCGCTTCTCCACCAATCGCACCTTTCATACCAAGGACAGAGATATGAGTTGCGGTCAGAACCCCTTGCAAAGAAGACATCGAAAACTCTTCTTCAGCAGATACCGTGAAACGGTTTGCAGAGAACATTTCTATCTCTGCACCGACATTGTTATGCCAATAACCTTTGACAATATGGTCTTCATTGCCCAGAACAAGACGTGCTTCGTGTTCTATAGTCTTGTAGGTTGCCGTTCCTTTTGTCACATATTCAGTGTTGAGTCCAACAGTCGTAAAGTTGTTCTTTCGAACGCTGGTGTTGATATTACCTTGTACATCTACGTTGTAGTCACCACCCACATTGACATTGTAGTCGCCAGTGACTTCAAGGTTTAGGTTTCCGTTATAAACCAGTTTACCATTACCTTCAACGATAACAGTCTGATCACCGCCAGTGACCTCTACCTTGTTCTTGAGTGCAGAGATTACAACCGAACCATCTGCACGTATTTCTACACCAGCACCTTTACGATGTTTGATAAGAATACGTTCACCGCCAGGCGTATCATCATAGGAGATGACATGACCCGAAGAAGTTTCTTTTACTTGGTTAAACGGAAAACGAGAGGGTTCTTGATCCTCTAGATCAAAATCAGTTTTGTTGACAGAACCACCAAGATATAGATTCTCTACCTTTAGTCCACGAGCAGATAGATTAATCGAAGATCCGTAGTGATATTCCCGTTTGGGGTACTCACCTGTAGGATCTTGAAATCCATCCATAGGCGCACCTTCGGTGTTCTCTATTGGAGGGTTAGTGCCTAGTGGTTGTTTTTTCGTTGTAGTTGTCATACTGCTCTCTTACTAATCATATCTTTAACTGACAAAGAAGTTTCGCTCATTGGATCTTCGTATACACTCTTCTTACCAAACTTGTTTTCAACAAAAGAGATCACATCAAAATATGGATCAGGTGAGTTTGGATCTATTGCATTGTGACCAAATACTTGTCCGCCTGGCTGGTGTTGATAGAACACTTCCAGTAATGCTTCTAGTGTTTTCATCTGTGCCTGTGTAAACGACTGGAAGGATCGATTCAATAGAGGATTGTCTGCTTCGGTAGGTACGTTAATTCCTCCAACCAACACAACATCAATACAGTTTGCGGCATGTCCGTTGATATCACTTGCAACGGTCTGATTGTCTAGTGGTACACCACGTTGCAGTCTTCCGTCACGTCTGATAACGTAATGGTATTGAATACCGTCATGTCCTGCATCATTGTGTCTAGCATGAATTTCTTCTGCACCAATGTTCGCATTAGTGTATGTCTCTGTAGCATGAACAACAAGTTCGCTGATCGGTCTTGTGACCTTTCTGAACTCTAGTCCTAATTCTTCTTTGGAGTCCACATAAGGGAATGATTCTGTGACAGATCTTAGGTATCTCTTAACCAGTTCTGCCAAGTCAGTATCTTCAGTAAAGTAATCTCCCACCTCAGAAACAATAGATCCCGCAATGGTTTGATCGACCTGAGACAGTGCAGTTTCGATATTAGAAGCAGAAGATTTTACATTTGCGACTTCGGATTGTGAAAGTCCTGCGGCATTTGCTTTGTTTTCAATTTTACTGACAAGATCGCCTGGACTGCTTCCGTCAGTCGATGCGACAATCGCCTTCATCTGTGGACTAAGAGAGTTGTCCTGCAACAACAGTTTCTTAGTCGCTTTTGCGAAACCTAAGTCTCCGCCTTCTAGGATGTCTTTGGTAATATCAGCGACAAGAGATTTGGGTATTGCACCAAAAGAACTTAATGCACTCTGTAGAGTAGCTTGAACATTACCTGTAATATCTTCGAACAGATCTTGAATTGCACCAAATCCAGTGTCAATATCAGGTACTATAGAGTCTACGACATCATCTATCGCATCACCTACATCATCCAGCACATCGTCAAATCCAAGAGAAGCCTGAACGATATCAGTAGAGACTTGATTTGCACTAGAAACCGCATCGTCTACTGCTATACCAATATCCGAAGCGATAGATGCAGTAGACTCTTTTGCATATTTCGTGACAGCAGAAACATCCGACAAAACACTTTCGGTTGCTTCTTTTGTATCAACCGACATTCCTCTTTGAAGAGTGTTTAATGTCGAAGCAGAATTTGCACCAAGCGTACCTACTTCATTTGCGACTGCCTTTATCTCTTCGATCAGAGTTTTTCTTCTTTCTGCAGAGACCTTTACTGCTGCAACTAATTCTATTACTGATGCACCACCCAAAGAAACAATCTCAATACTTTCATCTGGAGGAGTTGTTCCTGTTAAACTTGCAGTAGATTGTTTTTGAGTTTTAACCTCTGATACTGTAGTACCGTCACTATCTCTCTTAATGTCGTATCCAGATCCTACTTCCGAAGTATTGGGATGTGTGTCTGCTTCTTTAGTGACCTTGGCAGCTTTCTTTTTGCTCTTTGCATTTTCATAATCTACTTCTGCAGTGTCTTCTTTTGAAGTATACTTAACTGCATCGGATTCAACAGATACATATCCTTCTACGTTCTGACCAATCTCTACACCAAGAACAGTAGTATTTTCAGCCGAGTTTTTGTCTTTTGCTCGGCGGCGCTTCGTTTCTACTTTTTCTTCGTTAGCACGATTTCTAGTCTTTGCTGATAACGATCTGTTTACGTCTGCGATATCTGCCATTATTAAACCTTCTTATTAGCGTACAACTCGTAGATTTTTTTGACTTCGCCGTTATAGTCATTGTCTATAGGCATGTAATACTTTCTCAAAATATCCCCAAGAGCTTTACCTTTACTGGGATCAATAACATCCGAATTCAGTATTCTAATGTTAGCGTCCACATGAGTTGTATTTAGTTCATACAAGATAAACGCAAGTTGTGATGAATAATGCCACCACTGATTACTAAAGAACTTTAGTCGAGTGAACCTTACATCGTCCCAACCAAGAAGTCCAACACCACCGTTGTTGTTGATTGTGGTGTTAAAAGAAGGAACAACCTTTGATATTCCACCAACTAAAGCACAAGACTGTTTGAGTGTATAACCATTGTACAAGAAAAACTGAACCGCTGTGTCTCTTCTATACTTTGCAGTAGTACCATCTATAGTCACATCCCTTACTTCGTTTTGCAACGCTTCATCGTTTTCATTTAGAGAACCTACTGCCTGATTATAAAAATCCACATTAGGATCTGTTCTTGCCAAAAGATCTTCGAAAGACAAAGACTTCTGCACCGGCGAAGGTAATTCTATTCTAGGAAGAGACCCCAAGACAATAGGAACCTGTGATTCCTTTCCGTCCATAAAGAAACCAAACACCAATGATCCAGATTCTAGTTTAGGAGTTGAACCTACTCCGCTTGCACCACCTTCAGTGGTTGGAAGAACACACTGAGCCCAAGGTAGATCATTCTGTGCAACTTTTCTTGTAGACGGATTATGCACTCCGTGTATACGCACACGCACACGACCTTCTAATCCGTATGGTGGACTGGTATCAACCACCTCTCCAATGAACCAGCGAACATTATCGCCGTAGTACTTAATCATACCGCTGGGCCTCTCTCCAACTTACAAACAGTCATAGCAACATCGTGTCGAGTATCTTTGAAGGTATGTCTAGTATTATAGACAATAAAGTCCCCACTTCTAAGTGCATCCAATGGTTGATCTGCGTCTGGATCATTGACATCACCCAAAACCTCAATTCGAATTATGTCACCCACACTTCCGTTCGAAGCAATAAAGCCTGGGCCTGGAACTGTGACATCAAACATGTTCTTATACAGGGCGTTTCTATATGCAAGATTTTCTACTTTTCTCAAGTACATTTCGGGACTAGATTCTTCGTGTAGACTCTTCTTGTCACTATAGACCCCCCTTGATACGATGTTATGAAAGATCACCGCATCCGTATCGTGCAAATACTGGGATTCGATATTCACTCTGTCATCGGCATAAGTTTTATAAAGGTTGTCATAGATATTCTGTTTTCCAAGATTGATAAGACCTTCTGCGTTTGCTCTTCCCAAAGAAGCAAACAAATCAAAATGATTTGCAGTAGTTCTTCCGTTGTTAATATCAGTGACAGAATATTGTGATCCGATTCCACCAGACATAAGTTGTTTCATAGTGTTTTGAAGTTTCGTTGACTTCATTGATTGTACTTGAAAATATTGTTTAGTAGGATCCCCACTCTCTTCCTGTTTTTGAGTATTACTAGGAGAGAAAATATAAGGAACGCTTTCGTTCCAAGCAGGTTCTTCTAACATCTTGTCAAGACTTCCGAAACGAAGATTGGTGTCGTGTATAGAAGCATACAAAAAGAAGGGCATTCCTAGTGGTGTTGTGATTTTTTCGGTTAACCAAGATGCAGCTTCAAGAGGATGCATATAAGGTATGATTCCTTTGTAGTTGTTTTGCGCTACCTTTCCAGCATAAGACAAATCAACGTTTCTAGCCAATTCATTTTGTATAAGTTTAAGTATTTCTATATCAATAGGATCTCTTATTGCCCTTGATACGTGTTTTGTTTTACTAACAAATGCGTGTTCGTCCATGAAACTAAACACATATATCGAAGAAGTTCCCGAATTTGAAGACTTGACAATCGTATCAATCCCTGTTAATATAAAGGATCTATCCATCACAACAGCTTCGCTTTCCGAAGAAGCAAGTTCTGTCAACATTTGTATTTCTAATCTTTCGGTTCCACTGAAAGTGATACTATCAAATGCGCCTTGATCGTCTGTTATTGCAACTTGGCCAGAGATATAAGGTTTTTCCAGATTTTCAAAGAACACTAATTCAACAATCAAAGATCTCACATCAATAAAAAAGTCTTCACCAAGTCTATCAGCGGTGATCTTAGCTTCTTTGTATTTAAACTGTTGTTGTCTGTTCATTACTGACCCATAAGTCTAGCAAAGTCAAGTGCTAACTTTTTGGCTGAAGTAGGTTTAACTATTTTTATCTGTCGAAGTTCTTCGTTCTTGTCTGTCAGAAAATCTAGGTGCGTCTTTTCTATTGCACTACCTTTGTTCTGTGTCAAAGGATCAATATCTACCCAATTACCATCAGCATCTTCGTAATGGTGAGTCCCCAAATACTGAGGCGTTTCTGCATGAACTACCATTGATGTTTGAGTTCCTGCTGGATTCTGATACGACAATTCTTCCCCAACAGTGAAAGTCCCGTCTGTTAGGTTAGCGGTACTTTTATAGTAGGACAGCGTGTATGTTGATGTAGGATCAAAAGGTATATCTCGTATGGTTGCAACCTTTGAAAACGCATCTAGTTCTACTCTGTATTGTCCAGCTATCGATTCTCCGTCTTTTCGCATAACCCAAAGAAGAGGATTGGCGAAAGTCTCTTGTTCGACTGTTAATGTTAATTCCACAATTCCGTTAGAGTTAGGAGTGACAGGTTCGTCTTGTGTTTCTGCGGTAGTCACTACATTCTGAGTATCAATCACAAAGGTGCCTAAAGAAAGATCTCGTTTGATAATTCTTCCGATTGTCTCACTGGTACTACCTGTTACAATAGCACCAACTTCAAATTGATCAGGAGCAGTCCCAACTAGTTTGCTTCTAAAGATCGGTTGGTTGTCATCATCATAGTAATCAATCACGTCTTCTTGTTGAAGTTTGACTGTAACCAGACGATGCGGATATCTTTTCTTTGCCGCTTCGGTAACTTCATTTAATGTTAATGGCCAACCATTCTCACGAATGTGATCATTTGCAAGAAAAAACATCCAGTAATAATCTGTAGTTCCATACAGACCAAACGATGTCTGATCTGGTCTTTCGTTCTCTGGTATTAGATAATCTTCAAGGAACAAGTCTCTTGATTTGATTTGATCAAAGAGATCCACATATTGCGTCAGATTAGTGTGTAAGGCAAAGGACTCTTCATTACCAAACTTGTATAATGTTACTCCAAAATTATCGAAAAATGACATTAGAATCCTTCCTCTATATCTGATCTAACAAGAGCTTTGGTCTCTTGGAAACTAAGAGTCATGTCAATCTCCGTAAAGTTTCCGTCAGAGTGCATAGCCATAGCACTTGAGTTATATGTGGTAGATACATCCCTAAGATAACATGGTTTCAGTTTTGCCAAGCCAGGGATTTCATCATCATTATAACTGAAAGAGATGTTAAACTTATTAGGAAAACGATAACCTAAAGAAATCTCTGTGTCTCCGACATTTGCCGCAATCTCGCTGGGATACAGTTCAGTACGAAAGAACTTAATAATCTTGTTGACTTCTTCTGCTTCTTTTTGAGATCGTGAAATGAACTTAAAAGCAAAAGAAAACTCTCGTATATTTGGTTGTTTGAACAAGACACGAGTGTTTGGATTTAGTGTAACACCGCCTGCAAGTTTTTGTACCGCTCCTGCCTCTGCGGCAAAAGAACCAAACTTTGATGACAACTGGATTCCAGCGAGTTTTGCAACATCAGCACCACTACCGCCAGTCAATCCAGAAACAAAAGAACCAATACCCTTAACCATCGATTCCGCAAAACCCAAACCACCTTCCATTGCAGCACCCGCTGCACCAAGGTCAAAGTTCTCATAGGTCACATTGTCACGAAAGGCAAGACCAAGTGGAAGATATAATTCGATAGTATCTTTCGACACATCTATTGTGGGAGCTTGAGCAGCTTCAGAGGATTGTCCTTCCCACTCTGATATTTGTTTTTTCAAATCTTCGACTTGTGCTTTTAAAGCATCAAGTTTTTCTTGATATTGCGCTTGACTTATTTCTTCTGTGTCAAGTTCACTTTTTAATTGATCATATTGCGCTTCGATCTGTTTAATTTTAGCTTGATTTCTTTCAATTTGAGTTTTAAAACTTCCTGTGGCTGCTTCCCCCGAAACTGCATTCTCTACCAAAGTGAATTTTACTTTCGCTTTGTATTCTGTGTCGTCTAAGGGATATCGCAAATTTTGTGTTGGAGTTTCCGCCATTAGTCTTGTCCATAAATAGGTCTAAAGATAACTAATTCTATTTATATGAAAACCTACAAAGGATTCTATAAAATCCGTAATCCCCACAAATATAGAGGCGACCCCCGAAATGTCGTTTATCGTTCGGGATGGGAACAGGCTGTCATGCGCTGGTGTGATGACTCTTCTCAAGTAAAGGAATGGTCTTCCGAAGAAATTGTCATACCTTATCTATGCGAAACCGACAAACGTATGCATCGATATTTTATGGATTTTATGATTGTCTATAATAACGGAAGAACAGTTCTGGTAGAAGTCAAACCTGCAAAGGAAACCACGCCTCCCAAAACAGGCCAAGGACGTGCTAGACGACAAGTCATCAACGAAACATTGACATATATAAAGAACATGAGTAAGTGGAGCGCAACAGAACAATACGTTGCGGATAGAGGATGGCATTTCGAAATATGGACAGAACATCGTCTGCGTGAAATGGGAATACTTCCCAAACCTCTTGGCAAGAAACCTTTTAAACCTCTAAAGAAACTAAAACCCTACAGGAAACCAAAGAAGTGAAGAAAGTCTTTATTATTGGATTCAATCGAACCGCAACCAAAGCATTTAGCGAAATGTTCAAGAAAGGTGGTTATGTTTCTTTTCACTATGCCTGCCATGATCGAAAAGGCAATGTTGCGGTTCTTGCTCAAAAAATGAAAGCGAACCTTGAGTCTTATTATAACTTGTTGCATGATATTGACCATGCAAATGTGTATAGTGATATGTTCTGGCATCGTGAAAACGAATGGATAGACGGAATAAAACTATACGACAAGTTTAATCAAGAATATCCAGATTCTTATTTTATATTGAATACCCGAGAAATGGACGGTTGGTTAGAGAGCAAGAAAAATCATAAAAAGGGAGCTTATCTAAAAAGGTCTATGGAATACCATAACCTAGACGAACAAGGCATGTTAGATTGGTTTAAGAGGGATCGTGAAAAAACCGAATCCGATATTAGAACATATTTTCAAAACTATTCAAAGTTTATAGAGTTTGATGTAGAGAACGACCCCATTGTTAATCTTATAGACTTTCTAAAACCCGACTTCTTTTTGAAAGAAAAACATTGGGTTCGTGTATAAATACAGACAGAGTATTTAAAGGGTTTATAGATGTCTAACATCTTTGACAGACTGGAACGACAGGCGTTTCGTGCTGGAATTACACCTCGCACAGAAGAGAGTCGCAAGTGGTTTCAAAAGAAGGCAAGTAATCTTCGATCAATCAATCGTACAGAATTGATGAAAGAAGATCCTATAAAGGCAAGATCTAAGCAAATCATAGGTGGAATGTTTATGTTCTTCTATGATCCAAAAACAAAAGATCAGTTGCCTTACTATGACACATTTCCACTGGTGATCGTTGTAAAACCTGCGCCAGGCGGTTTCTATGGTTTGAACTTGCACTATCTGCCTCCTAAGTTGAGATTGCAGTTTTTCTCTAACTTGATGGACATACAAGGAAGCAAGCTTACCGAAGACGCTAAGTTTGCAGTGACCTATCGTATGTTGCAGAAATCGTCAAAGTTGCGATACTTCAAACCGTGTTTTAAACACTATTTGAATTCTCATGTAAAGAGTCGTTTTGCTGAAGTACCTGCACCAGAATGGGAGATTGCAACCTTTCTACCAACCGCAGACTTCCGCAAAGCGTCTAGTCAGAAAGTATTTAACGACAGTAGGAACATGATTCGATGAGTGCTAGTGCAGCAGGGTATGGAATAGAAGACCTAAAGGGACAACTGGTTTCGTCTGGTGGTGCAGCCATGGGCAATCAGTTCATGGTAAAGTTTCCGCAGATAGAAGGATTTGAGATTGACCCCAACGAATTAGATATACTTTGTACTGCAGCGGCATTGCCTGGCAGACAAATCGTATCGCAAGACTATCAGATCGGAACCACCATGAGAAAAATTGCAAATGGGTTTGCGACCACTGATATTAGTCTTACCTTTATTGTAACTAACAGTCACAAGATTCGTCAATACTTCGAAGTATGGCAGGGATTAGCACACAATCCTGTGACCAAAGAAGTCGGTTATTTTGACGATTACACATATCCTGTAGAGTTGTCCACTATTCAAAAAGGACAAAGATTGTCAGCGTTTAAGAAACAACTTGGTGGACTGAACAAGATACCTTCTGCGATATCAAACAAGATTCCCGACCTTGGCCCAGTAGATTTCAGTCAAGGTGAGATTGATGTAGGAATTGCTTTTAAAAAGGAAACTACATATACATGTAAATTATTAGAGTGTTACCCAACCACTCTTACAGACCAAGCTATAGGCAATGGTACGGAACTAATGGAACTTTCTGTACAGTTGTCTTACACCGACTGGGAAAGTGAGCCTGGTTCTTATATCTCTGAAGGACAGAACGTTGTTCAATCTGTACTTGGCGGAGTGTTGGGAATATTTGGTTAATTATTGGAGAATATCATGGCATTACCTAAGTTAAATACATCACCTAGTTATACAACGAAAGTCCCTTCGACTGGACAAAGTATAACTTACCGACCTTACTTGGTAAAAGAAGAAAAGGTTTTGATGATTGCATTTGAAACAGGCGAACAAAAACAGGCACTAGGTGCTATTGTAGATACCCTAAGTGCATGTATCACCGAAGATGTCGATACAAAATCATTGACAACTTTCGACATAGAATACTTGTTTACTCAGGTGCGTTCAAAGTCTGTTGGTGAAGTTTCTACTATCGTGTTAACTTGTTCTAGTTGTAAAACCAAGAATGAAGTAGACGTAGAGATTTCTTCAATAGAAGTGGATATGCCTGAAAAAAGTAATGTCATTCCATTGACAGACACTATTTCTGTTGAAATGAAGTATCCTTCTTATACAGACATTGTTGCTCTTGATCTGGAAGGTAACGAAACCGAACTTGGATTTGCGATGTTGTCCAAGTGTATGTCTGCTATTCAGACTGAAGAAGAACGCATCGATACTAAAGATGTTTCGGAGAAAGAATTGCAAGAGTTCATCGAACAGATGACTAGCGAACAGTTTCAGGAAGTGTCTAAGTTCTTACAGGACTTGCCTTCTTTGAAAAAGGAAGTAACCTACCCTTGCATGAGTTGTGGTGAAACCAACACATATACACTGAAGGGGATAAACGATTTTTTATCATAAACCTCTCGCACGATAATTTGGTCAATCATTATAAGACCAACTTTTCGTTAATGCAACATCATCATTACAGTCTAAGCGAACTTGAAATGATGATGCCGTGGGAGAGGGAGATTTACGTTGCAATGTTAGTTGAATGGGTGAAGGAAGAGAATGATCGCATAAAACGAGAACAGATGAAACACGGATAATAAGAAATGGCCGAACAAAACCTAGGCAAAGTAACAGACGCAATCATTAGATTGCGTGAAGAAAACGCTACTCAGAGTAAAGAGATGATCTCTAAGCAGTCTAGTGCGTCTGAATCTTTGGGTGATATTGCCACACTTCTTCGTGAACAACTGAAAATGACTCAACAAGGATTGTTGGATGCCGAAGAGTCTCGCCGAGAATCTAAAAAAGGTGCGACTGACGATAAGAAGGAAAAAGAAAAAGGTGGTATCGACAGGGAAAGTTTTGAACTTAAAGGTGTTCTTCAAATTGTTGCAGGAATCGGTGCGGCGATTGCAGGCTTTGTTGCAGGATTTGCGGCTGCTATTACAAATGGTATTAAACTCATGTTTTCTGGTGTTACTACTAGAGTTGGTAACATCGTCAAAGGTATCACAACATCCATCAAAGAAAGTGCTATCGTAAAGAACATCTCTACTAGACTAAAAAGTATGTTCGCACCAGTCACACGTTTCATCGATG